GCTTTTATGCTTTTAGATGATTGTATGTACGACAATAAGTTTCTCAAAGATCCTTGTATTCGACAATGTTTTATGAATGGTAGGCACTGGAAGATTTTCTTCATGTTGACGATGCAATACTGTATGGATTTACCTCCAGCACTTCGAGCCAATGTTGATTATGTCTTCCTCCTCAGGGAGAATATCCTCCAGAATAGAGAAAAGTTGTATAAATCATTTTTTGGTATTTTCCCAAGTTTCGATATGTTCAATAAGGTAATGGATGCATGTACAGAAAATTACGAATGTCTTGTATTGGATAATACAGTGAAATCCAATAGGATTCAAGATTGTGTTTTTTGGTACAAAGCAACAGTTAGGAAAAACTTCAGGGTAGGTGGTCCAGATCTGTGGAAACTTCACAACAAGATGTACAACCCCAAGCACATGGATCAGAAGGAACAGGATGCAAAGAAGGCGTCGAAGAAAACTGCTCTTACAATCACCAAGAGGAAATAATTGCGTACTATTACTTTTCCAAAAACATAGTGATATAATAGATGGCTTCAGTCCAAGTGAATACAATGAATTTATCCGATGACGGTGAGGGAATGGTTCCCCTTCATGACAATCCTTCCACGTCTTTTATGCAAAATGGAGGTGAAAAAAATATAAGTCAAAGTAAAGAGACGATGGATTCTACCCCCATTAACGATATTATGATGGACCCCCCTATGATGAACGACGAGCCCCGGATGCAGGGTATGATGCCTCAGATGACCGCACCCCAACCCCAGGGTGCTTACCCATCTGCCCAAGCCCCCGCTGAACCTGAGAAAAAGAACCCCTTGAATCTCACAGATGAACAGCTCACCGCCCTCCTCGTGGCTGTATGCACCGCTGGTGCCGTGAGCAAACCCATCCAGGATCGACTTGCGACTTCTATCCCCAAGTTCCTTAACGAACAGGGGGGTAGGAGTGTTGTTGGGCTCGCCACCACTGGTGTCGTGGCGGCTGTAGCCTTTTACATCGTGAAGGACTATGTGGTCAGACCTTAAACAGTCGTTTCCCATCCCATATTACTGTAGATAGAGGTATCAATACCCATAAAATAGGTCGCTAGGGCACCCATAGCGAATGTCCCCGCGAGCAAGGCACTCAATTTAAGTTTCTTGCTTGTGGACGCATCGGAATCTGTCACAGCTTCCTTTGTTTCTTTAGAAAGTAGGTTAATTGCAAATGTCAAGATAAGTGCAATGAGGGTTGACGTGAGAAAGAATACACGGTCGACCGCGAGTCGAGGGATGTTTCCAATCGCAAAACGCATGAGGTTAGGTATAACTACAGTCATCCAAATGATGTTAATGTAATAGTTCTTTACAAGTTGAGGCACCAAAGTCGCCCCATAAATAGCCACCCAATAGGCGATGGCCATCAGCAGTATACTGACAGGCGTTTTCATTTAATTTACAACAATATTATTTATCCTGAATATGCTGACCACAGAATCCCTTCTTATCTGGTATCTGCTGATAAATTCCTAACTCTACACACATGTCGCGAAGTTCGATATAGTTCTGCCAAAACTTTTCAGAATGTGAATACTCCTTAACCGTGCAGTGTGCCAACTCATGGATCAGCACATGGAAGATATCATTTACCTCACCATCGATGCACACGACAATCTCAGCACCCTTATTGGTATTGTACCCAACGCTTTCCTTCATCCGCTTCATACCGGTGATGGGTACAGTTTTAGTGAGCATAGTGTACTTCTCATTCTTGGTACTGGCGATATGTTCTCGAAGTGTCCTGTATCTTTGTTTCACTTCAACAAGTACTTGGGGTTCACGCGTCGTCTGGAGAATCCATAAATTGATTAGGATGAGTAAAGCCAAGGCGATCATCTATCATAGACAAAGATAAATTTACTATACAACTCTGAGATTGGGTTTCCTGTCAACCCCTCCCAAAGTTGTAGTTTAAATCCGATATGTTCCAATTGTGTGACAAGATGATCTTTGTATGCAATTGGTTCAGATTTAGGTCCATCTGCATAATAGGGTGTGTCCTCCAAATGTACAAACAATTTTTCACCAAAACCCCCATTCCCATGGTCTTTCATCTTGAAAAAGTTTCCCATATCATCCACTAAAGGTGTTTTAAAAATAATCTTTTCTGAATCGGGTATAATCCCTATGAGCATTCCACCACATTTTATCCTGTTTTTGATTTCACGCAACGAACTGAGAAAAAGGTCCCTCGTCTGAAATATATAATGAAGTGAAAAGTTGAAACACACCACATCAAACTTTCTATTTGGACAGTTGTGAATATCACCCGTATAAAAGTTGACACGCATGTGCATATTTTTCGCGCGTGCTCGAGCCTCTTCAAGGGCGGTGGGCTCTGGATCACACATATTTATATTGGCTCCACATTTATGCCACTTTTGGAGATCTCCACCAAAACCACAACCAACATCAAGAATGTGAGCCCCTTCATTCGTGACAGATTGTATCAGATCCCTCTTAGCCTCATTATGATTCTTTCGAATCTCTTCCATATGTTTAAGGTAAAATTATATTAATTTTTTCGTTATTTATAGTTTCTCTTAGGTTCCAATTGAATAAGTAATAATATACATGACCCGTACCTTTCATGAATTTAAGTTTTTCAAACTGAGATATGTCTACACCTATATCAAGGGTATTGAAAACATCACACCCCATATTTTTAGCTATAAGAAAAGCATCATTGTAAAGATCACCAGTTATATAAAATTTATAAACCTGTTTGATAGTTCCTTTACCATCAGTTCTATCATAAGGAACATCATAAAAGGAAATGACATCATTACTCTCATCATTGACATAGGTGTGTATAGGCAATAACCATTGCTTAACATAAGTAGTATCTATGTCCACAGAAAGTTTAAAATCTTTTACATATTCTTTCAATGTAGTGGTAACTTTTGGAACATCCTTCGATGTCATCTTTCTCCAATTGTATTTACAAGGACCCCTCACTTCAAAATAATTTTCACGAAGTCGATCTGTTTTGTAAAATCCCATATTTATAAGATGTTTCACATTTAGAAATCTATGCCAATATTCAGATTTTGCAATAGGAGTGGGAATTTTTGTTGTCGCCGTGTAAATAGCCTGCCAAATACCTCTAAGATTTGCACGTCTTTTAATTTCACCTATGAGTAAAGGTGCAAACTTTGTTGATCTGAAATCTAAATGTACACACAAAAAATTGATTTGAACGGCGTTAACAACTTTATCCTCAATTCTAAGTTTTATCGGAACACTAGAAATATACCCAACAATATCATCATCTACCCGAATAACTATATTTTCGTATCCCGGGATTTCTGTAGACCATTTAAGAACATCATGGGTGTAGTTAAATTTAAACGTATCATCGTCATCTAAATAATGATATTCTAAAAATTCACGTGCTTCATCGGTGGTACACGTCGACCACACAAAACCATCACCCAATTTTAATGGAGTAGAGGAAACAGACCTAGTCGTTTCTATTTCACCCACTTTAGTCCCTTCACGTGGTACAGGTTGTTTGTCCCAGAATTCGTGCATATATTATTTAAAGAAGTTTATCTTTTAAGTTGGCTTAAAGTTTATAGTTCTTAGATAATCATAATGTCTCTTACACAAGATTACACCACCGTCCCAGGTCAACTTTTTGCGTGTTTGTCCATCGTTGGACCGGATACACCCCAAAAGACTGATAAGTATGGTGTAAAGATCCGTGGCGCGTTCTCAACCCGTGATGAGGCTGCTAACCACGCCAAGCGACTTCAGGCTGAGGATCCCACTTTTGATATCTATGTCGTAGACATGTACAAGTGGCTCTTGATCCCCCCCGACTCCTCTAAAATTGAGGATGTTCACTATACCAACGAGAAGCTCGAGGAAATCATGGTTGGTTACAAAGAAAACCAATCCCAAGCTGCTCGCATGTTCCAAGAGCGTAAGCAAGGTATGATGGAAACGAAGACCCAATATACCCCTGGTGATGATAACTCTAAGTTTTACACCAAACCTGATGAGGCGCCCATTCCTCACCCCGCTGAGGTACTCGAGCGTCTTCAAAAGGAGAAACCTGATACTCCTATGGAAGAGCTTGTTAAGGAAGCAGAT